GTAATGTTGACTTACTTTGTCAACAGCACCTTCAAAATTTTTTATAATATCACCTGTTGATTTCTCAATCAATTTAAAAACATCACTCACCGCTTCTTTCATAATAGGACTTAAATCCTTATATGAGTTAGAATCGATTGTTAAATTTTTTTTAACTATCTGACTGACCTGCATCTACATCCACTCCAACCATTGTGTTTGGTGTTGCTAAGTCAATTTGTGCCTCACCGTCTTTACCTAAATCGGTAGTTGGCGACACACTTCCATCTTTGTTAAAAGTTCCTACATCAGCTACTTCAGGTTTAGGATCGCTATGATCAGCCGCTATAGGGTCTGCCGGATTAAACATGTTACTAGCAATATCTTTTCTAGCAGCGTCTAATTGTGAGGCAACCTTATCTCTTAAAGCGTCTTTAAAAGCTTCACCAGCTTCTACACTATTACCTTTTTGTAATTGATCTACAAAGTTTGTTGTATTGTTATTTATTTCTTCACTCATTATTCATTTCTCCTATTATATGTCTTGGTCTACGTTTTGAGCCGTTGGACTGGCAATTATACCATCTTCTATTTCTTTTCTAATCGCTTTATCCATATCTTCTATTTCTCTTTCGTTTTGTTTTAGAATACTCTTTCTAACATACTCAACGCTAAAGTATTTACCAACGTAATCTCTCATCTCGTTTGCCAACGCTAATCTTTCTCTTAGCATTTCTGTTTGTTTTAACTCAGCAAAATGGCCATCTTGTAAGAAGTCATATTGTAAAACATCTCTTACTGCATACCAATCGTCTTCGTTAATAATACCTTTTAGTATTAATTGGGTTCTTAACAAGTCGTTAAATAATTCAGTAAATTTCTTTCTTAATCTTTGAACAAATTTAGTAAATTTTAATTCATCTCTTGTTATTTCTGAAGCTCTACCTAAATTGAAACCAGATGAAGACTCTAATCTACTTACTGGTACGTTTAGTGATCTATATAGTTTACTTCTAAAGTATTCTATATCAGAAATTTCTCCAAGGTTTTGTCCGCCTGGTAGTGTAGTAATATCTGTACCTCTACCACCTTCTCTACTTGGTAACCAAAAGTCCTCTAACATACTCATATAGTTTCTATCATCTCTGATTTCACCTGTTTGAGCGTCATATACAAGTTTGTTTCTGTATCTTGCCATAACATCTCGTAAGTATTGTTCAGCTTTTACTTTTGGTAAATTACCTACATCAATCTTAAATATTCTTCTTTCAGGAGCTCTAGCAATTCTGTAAATTACTGTAGCGTCTTCAATCATTCTTAATTGATTAACAGGCTTAATTGCCTTGTGTAAGTAAGATAAAACAATGTTTTTATTTTGGTCAATCATTCCTGATGGACAAAATGCTATTGTATCAGGAGCGATTTTTATACCAGCGCCTGAAGTAGCACCAGATACACCTTTTTCATTGAAAATATAGTATTCAACATACTCATCTACAACTGATAACCCATGTGGTACAGGTCCGTCTGGTCTTTTCTTTCTGATCTCTCTAATCTTTTTAATTTTTCGAGGATCAATATACTTTAACTCTGTAATTCCTTTTACAGGACTATTTCTGTCTATAATCTTGTGATAGTACATACGACCATCTACATACCATCTTCTAAAGATGTCGTGGCCTTTTGTGTTAAAGTTAAGAAGTTTTAACACTTCTTTAAATTCGTTTTCTATTTTTCTTCTAACGTCTTTTCCGTAAGGTAAATCTGTTATGTTTACTCTTACAGCGTCTTTTAATTCGTTAGCCACGATTGCCTCATTAACGATATCCTCTATCGCCATGTCACATTCGGGGTGTAACGCTACTTCTCTATATCTTCGTATTAGATCCGCCTCACTCTTTGCCGTACCTTCCATATCAAGGTACTGCCCAAAATAACCACCGGCAGCAATAGTTTGTGTACCATCATCTGCTTGAGTTGTTGTGAAGCTTTGTTTAGGATCAGCCTGCTTACGAGCTCTCGTAATACTAAATCCAAATAATTCAGCCATAATTTAATTTCCTTTGTTTTATCTACTACTACTTATAATAGTTTTAGGAAGATGGCCTGGAGACCAGGCCACCCTCATTAATATTAAGTAGTCGTATTGCTTTCAAAGAATTGGTAGTTGAACGTAACGTCAAATTGTTCTATTGCCGTTTGTTCATCATACGTCAATTCAATTGGTGCCACAACCGTAGGGAAAACTCCCCTTAGCGTGTACGATTTAACCGTATTACCATTTCTGTCTAAATGATCTACAAACGCATCCACTTGATAATCAACTGGATTAGTTAAGCCTTCGTTATCAGACATATTGTTGATACCGTTTTGCCATCTTTCGAAAGCATTTCTTAACTTAAAGTTTGTGTCATTATAACAAGTAATTGGCCATTCACCGATTGTTCTATCTCCAGCAATCTTTATGTTTCTTCCTCTAAAAGGAACATTCACAACACCGATAGTCATATCAGGTAATTGTGTTGATCTACATAAAAATGCTAGGTCTTCTATTTCGCCACCAACTTGTGCGTAACCAGGGAAAGGCATTGTCACCTTAAACTGATTGGCTCTTGCGCCGCCGCCAGCAAGTTTAGCTTTGAAGTCATTAATATTTGGCATATTTTATTCCTCTCTACTATTAGCCAGCGACCTCTTCAAAGGCCACTCCTGTTCTGGTTGCTACAAATGATAATGTGATAAAGTTGATACTTCTAGCAGGTTTCACAAAGATTTCTGCTATAAATTCATTTCTATCAATTACATCACCTGTATTGTTAGTTTCGTCACAAACGACCAAGAAGTCAGTAAGACCACGTCTGCCTTGTATTTCTCTTAGGAATGGTTCAATGATGTTTCTAAAGTTTGCTCTAGTAAACTCATCATTAAACTCAAACAATTGAAATTTAGCAGCTGTAGATATTGCCTTCTCTAATATGATAAACAATCTTCTCACATTGATTCTATCAAACGCTGAAGGCGAAGATAATCCAGTTTTGTCACCGAATAATACCGTACCTTGTCCTGGAAAAGTTGCCACAGGATTTACTCTTGCTTGATATAAGTCATCTCTTTGTGTTTTATTTGGATTGAAGGCCAGTTTAACGGCACCTCTTACAACACCTCTGTTAAATCCAGCAGGTGAAAAGAAAGGATCTGCTATCAAATCCGTTCTAGCCGCTAGACCAGCAATGTCTCCATTTAAAGGCACAAATCTAAATGTGTCATTAAATCTGTCATACATTTGTTTATAACCTGAGTCAAAAACAACATATGAAGATGATCTAATGTTATCGAAGAAATCAATCACATTGTTTGCTTGTGTATTTGAGTTAGTTACATTTACAACGTCTGCTCTTTGTGGTGAAGCAAACACAACACAATCTTTTCTATTTTCAGCAATAGTTATAAGATTGTCAATGTGTGCTGTTGAACCACTTGGACCAGCAATAATTAAACCAACATCAACAGTTTCAGAGTCTTGGAACTTCTCGTATGCTGTTTGAAGTTGTCCATCTGTTACCGTTGAACCGTTAGCACCACCCGAAAGTGAAGCTAGACTTGGTGTGTCAACTGCTGTAAATGTTACGCCAGTTGCGTTTGAACCCCAGTTGGTACCAGCCGTTGGCCAGTCTACCCAATAAACGTGTTTCGATTGATTTCTTAACACGGTTGGTAAGTAGTTTGTGTCCCCTTGTGGAGTTTTAGCGTCTGCCGCTTTTGATAATTTAGAAAATGATTCAATTATTTGTCCTGGTACACCTGTAATACCACCGTCTTCGTCAACGATTACGATATGTATTTCATCGCCTGAACCTGATCTATCAGATACAAACTGTGATGTTCCTGGAGCACCGCCGTCAACGGCGTCATAATATCTCCATCTTCTTTTGATTCTTGCGTTATCAGCAACTACACGTTTTAAACCACCTGAACCTCTTGGATGTTGTACAAAAGTTACAACATTTGTTCCTGTGTTAGCAGCTGTTACTCTATAAAACTCGCCGTCATCAAAATCAGTTGTAGAAGCAGTTGAACTAAATTGGATTATATCTCCAACATTAATTACATTGCTTGCTAAGTCAACGTCATCAACCGTTACAGTTGTGTCGCCGACAGCGCCTGCTGACGCTACTGAGTTTCCTGAAGCTAATTCTTGTGAGTAAGCTGTAGCACTTGGACAAGTTGATACA